ATAGGGAAGTGTATGATGGGATCTACTTCAAACGCCTTAGATAAAGGTGGAGACAACTTTAAAAAATTATTCTATGCCTCAGATGTTACAAAACGAAACAGAAATGGCCAAACTGGCTCGGGACTATATAGTTTGTTCATACCTATGGAATGGAACTACGAAGGATTCATTGATTCTTATGGAATACCTGTTTTCGAAACACCAAGGGAAGGAGTTGATGGACCTTATGGAGATAAGATCGATATTGGAGTCATAGAACATTGGGAAAATGAAGCAGATGGTCTTAAAGATGACCCAGACGCGTTAAATGAATTTTATAGACAGTTTCCTAGAACAGAGGAGCATGCTTTTAGAGATGAAACAAAAAATAGTATATTTAATTTACAAAAAATATACGAACAAATAGATTACAATGAAAATGCTAAATCCTCTGGCCTTATTTCAAGAGGTAATTTTCAATGGGAAAATGGAATAAAAGATTCAAAAGTTATTTTTACACCGGATATTAAAGGAAGGTTTAATATATCTTGGGTTCCAAGTTCAAATTTACAGAATAATGTAATATTTAAAAATGGAAGGAAATCACCGGGTAATGAACACATAGGGGCTTTTGGTTGTGATTCATATGATATATCAGGAACAACAGACGGTGGTGGTTCAAAAGGGGCTTTACATGGTTTAACAAAATTTAGTATGGAGGAGGCTCCTCTTAATACATTCTTTTTAGAATATATAGCTAGACCACAAACTGCTGAAATATTTTTTGAAGATGTACTTATGGCATTGGTGTTTTATGGAATGCCACTATTAGCTGAGAATAATAAACCAAGACTTTTATATTATTTAAAAAGACGAGGTTATAGAGGATATTCAATGAATAGGCCTGATAAAACAGCTCATAAATTATCTGTAGCAGAAAGAGAAATAGGAGGAATACCTAATTCATCTGAAGATATTAAACAAGTACACGCTGCGGCAATTGAATCATATATAGACAAATACGTAGGATTACAAGAAAACGGAGACTACGGAAACATATATTTTAATAAGACCTTAAATGATTGGTCAAGATTTAATATAAATAATAGAACAAAATTTGATGCATCCATTAGTTCTGGGCTTGCGGTAATAGCATGTAACAGACATTTATATGTACCAAAAAAACAAAGAACAACCAAGGTATTAGACTTTGGATTTAAAAAATATAATAATCAAGGAAGTTTTTCAAAAATAATAAAGTAAATGGCAAAATCACATCCAACGGGATTATTTCCGAGTCAAGCAGTATCTAACTCAGAAAAATCAAGTAAAGAATACGGAGCAAAAATCGGAATGGCAATCGAGTCAGAATGGTTTAAAAAGGATTCAGGAACCTCTAGGTATCAATCAAATCGTGAAAATTTTCATAGATTAAGATTATATGCAAGAGGAGAGCAATCTATACAAAAATATAAAGATGAACTATCTATTAATGGTGATTTATCATATTTAAACCTTGATTGGAAACCGGTACCAATAATACCAAAATTTGTAGATATTGTAGTAAACGGCATTGCAGAGAGAATGTATGACGTAAAAGCTTATTCACAAGATCCTGTTTCAGTTGAACAAAGAGCTGGTTATATGGATAATATTGTGTCTGATATGAATTCAAAAGCTTTTATAGAAAATGTTGACAAGCAATTAGGTATTAGTTTATGGAAATCTGACCCAACAAAATTACCAGCTGATGATACAGAATTATCAGTACACATGCAACTTGATTATAAACAAGGAATAGAAATTGCACAAGAAGAAGCTATATCAAATGTATTAGATAAAAATAAATATGATTTATTAAAGAAAAGATTAGATTATGATATAGCTGTATTAGGTATAGGGTGTGTAAAAAATGGGTTTAATAAATCAGAAGGTATAACAATAAATTATGTAGACCCAACTAATATGGTATATTCATTTACAGAATCACCATATTTTGATGATTTATATTATGTAGGGGAAATTAGAAAAATTAGTATAGTTGAACTTAAAAAACAATTTCCAAATATATCAGATAAAGAAATAGAAAATATAGAAGATAATGGTCATGGTTCTGGACGTTTATTATATAATAGATCATATGGGGCATTAGATGGCGATGATGATGGATTTGTATATATATTATATTTTGAATATAAATCATATAAAAATCAAACATATAAAATTAAAGAAACAACAACTGGCGGTAAAAAAGCAATTAAAAAAGATGATAATTTTAATCCCCCAAAAGATCAAAAAGCTAGATTTGAAAAAGTAGATAGAGCAATAGAAGTATTATATTGTGGAGCAAAAATTGTTGGTAGTGAAGATATATTAGATTGGAAACTTGCTGAAAATATGACAAGACCAAAATCGGATACCACTAAAGTACAAATGTCATATAATATAGTTGCACCAAGAATGTATAAAGGAAGATTAGAGTCTCTTGTTAGCAGAATGACAACATTTGCTGATATGATTCAATTAACTCATCTTAAATTGCAACAAGTATTAGCGCGAATGGTACCAGATGGTGTATTTTTAGATGCAGATGGAGTAGCGGAAGTAGATTTAGGTAATGGAACAAATTATAATCCACAAGAAGCATTAAATATGTTTTTCCAAACAGGTTCTGTAATTGGTAGGTCTATGACACAAGACGGGGAATTTAATAATGGTAGAATACCAATCCAAGAATTACAAAGCAGTGGTGGTGGTGCTAAAATACAAAGTCTTATTACAGCTTATAATTATTATCTGCAAAATATGAGAGATGTAACAGGTTTAAATGAAGCTAGAGATGGTGCAATGCCAGATAAAAATGCTTTAGTAGGTTTACAAAAATTAGCCGCAGCAAACTCAAATACAGCAACAAGACATATATTACAATCAGGTTTATATTTAGCTTTAAAAACTGCAGAAGCTATAAGCCTTAGGGTATCAGATGTTTTAGAATATGCAAATACTAAAAATTCATTTGTAAATTCATTAGGAAAATTTAATATGGCAAATTTAAAAGAAGTAGCAGAACTTCATTTACATGACTTTGGAATATTTTTAGAATTAACCCCTGATGATGAAGAAAAACAGCTTTTAGAAAATAATATTCAAATGGCTTTAAGTAAAGAGCAAATAGCTTTAGAAGATGCTATCGATGTAAGAGAAGTAAAAAATCTTAAACTTGCAAATCAATTATTAAAAGTTAGAAAAAGGAAAAAGGTAGAAATGGATCAAGCTATATCTGCTAGAAATATAGAATTACAATCTAAATCAAATGCTGAGGCTGCTCAAGCGGCTGCTTCTGTAGATATTCAGAAAAATCAAGTTATGACGGAAAATAAAGTAAAACTTGGTCAAGCTCAAACAGAATTTGATATAAAGAAATTAGAAAGAGAAGCAGCAATTAAAAAAGAACTTATGTTACATGAGTTCCAATTAAATGTAAAGCTTAAAGAAATGGATTTACAAGTGATTAATGATAAAGATAAGTATAAAGAAGATAGAAAAGACGAAAGAACTAAAATACAAGCTTCTCAACAGTCTGAACTTATCGAACAAAGGAAAAAAGATACCCCTCCAAAGAATTTTGAATCAGCAGGATTTGATAGTTTAGGAGGATTCGGTTTAGAGCAATTTGAGCCAAGATAATAATTAAAACAATAATAATAAATAACTTAAAAAATGGGAATAGTAAAAAACGATTGGACCGCTAGTATAAATGGTTCAACATATACAACAGCAAGTTCAGACGCGATAACCCCAACATCAGGAAATGTATGGATAGCAATAACAATCCTTACAGATACTGTTTTTGATAGCGCAAGCGGATTAGTCGCAGAAAGTGCAACAACATATATAAATACCGAAGGCATTGGTGCTGGAGCTGCAGGATTAGTAGTTGATAGTGTAACATTTCCAAAGGGAGTAACAATTTATGGTCGTTGGACTGAAATTGATGTAAGCTCTGGAACTATTGTAGCATATCAAGGTATATAAAAAAAGGTT